AAATATGGAACTAACAGATGATAGAAAGTCTGATGTTACAAGATGGAAAGAAGTAGAGCATAAACTATTTGATTTAGAAAGAGTTATCATAGCAGTAGAAGATGGTAAAGATGCAGGTGATTTAGAAGATGTAGACTTTTCTGAAGCAATAGAAGTTCTTAATGATAAAGAGCAAAGAGAAAAGTGGGAGTGGGAACTTGCACATGGACTTATAGATAAAGCAGATATACTGATGCAAAAGAATCCTGATTTAGATAGAGAAGAAGCATTAGATATACTATTTGAAAAGCAAGACACAGAGATGGAACTTGAAGAAGAAGAACCTGAAGAGCCACAAGAAACAGCAGGTAGTGCATTACTACAAGCATTAGCAAAGCCAGTAGAATAATGGCAGAGTATCAAGGCAAGTCAGTTAAGTTAGATAAACCTTCAAGAATCACTAAAGGTGAAGCTGGATATGGTAGAAAGAAGTTTAAAGTATTTGTTAAGTCAGGTGATAAGGTAAAGAAGGTTATGTTTGGTGACCCTAACTTATCTATTAAAAGAGCAAGTGATGCTAAAAGAAAATCATTTAGAGCAAGACACAAGTGTGATTCTAACAAACCAACAGACAAAACAAAAGCAAGATACTGGTCTTGTAAGTTTTGGCAATCAAGTAAATCAGTAACTGACCTACTAAAGTAATGCCTAACCAAGATAAAATAAATGAAGTTTCTGAACAAGTAACTGCAATACTTGATAAAGCAAAATTAGAATTAACTGAGGATTTGCTTAAATTAAAGGAAAAAGTTACACCTGATGAATTTATCCAAGCATTAGAAAAGATGGATTTAAAGGCTATTTTAGATGCAAAAATAAGCAAAGCAAAGCAACTATACATACAACAACACAAAGTAGTATTAGAAGAAACCATACCTTTTGGAGATTTAGATGCCAATAGATGAACAAACATTAGAATCATTCTTATCAGGTAATATATCTGTATTAGATGAGATTATTGGCACAGATGCTTCTGAATTAAAAAACATACTTAATTCTGCTACTATATCAGGTATGCAAACATCAGAGATACTTAATCAAGTTAGTGTAGCATCATCTGCTTCAGGACAAAGAGCAATACTTAATACAAGATTAAATACATATTCAAGAGTAGCAACTAATACTATGATGAAAGATGCACCTGCTGATACTAAGTATGTATATGTAGGTCCTATTGATGATAGAACAAGAGATGAGTGTTTAGAATATGCAAGTGCTGGACCATTAACAGAAGCACAGATAATTGAAAGTGGTTGGTCAGCTTCATTAGTAGATGGTGGTGGTATTAATTGCAGACATAAGTGGGAGATAGCATCAGATGAAGGTATTAAGTTATTTGAAGGTAAACAAGCACAGCAAGTAATAAAACAAAAGACATTAGGCACAGTTAATTGGAAACCAGCTATGTCAGAAAAAGTAGCTAAAAAATTTGTTAGAAATAGTAGTGTTAAAAAAACTATATATCATGCTACTGGTGTTAAAAATGCAACTAATATTGCAAAAGAAGGTTTTACTTTAAAAAGAAGAACAACAACTGGAAGAATATATGGTGAAGGTGTGTATTTTACTGATAATGTAAGAGATGCTAATTTGTTTGCAGCACAATATGTTGGTCAGCAATCACAGGTAATGGCAATAAAAATAAATGTTGATAAAATGTTTAAATTTCCATCAGGTGTAATGGAAGGTGCTGCATTAAAAGTAAAGATTGATAGTGCAATAACTGGTAATATGCCATTTACAAAAAAAATGACTAAATACTTTCAAGATTTAGGTTATCAAGGAATAATAATACCACAAAGAAATGATATAAATTGGTATGTAGTTTTTGATGAAACAAATATAACAACAATAGGTGGGTGATATGGCAAAAGAAATATCTTGTTTAGATTGTAAGCATTTTGATTTAGGAAATTGGGGAACTTGTAAAGCATATAAAGATGGAATACCTTTTGAAATTGTTTCAGGTGAATTATCACATACAGATAAATTGCCAAATGATAATGGAATTAGATTTGAACCAATAAAGGACACAGATGCTTGATGCTACATTCTTCAGAAGAATAGGACCTAATGTCAGAGATAGATATAGAAAGCATATCTTTCAAGATGCTAAAGATGTATTTGGTAAACCATTTAAAGCATACACATCTAAGTATGGACAAAACAAAAAAGCAAACAAATTTAAAAGACAAGCATCACAATATGCTAATAGCAATGCACCAGTATTAACATCTGATTTACTTAGAGATTATAGCTTAATTAAAACAATGAGAAATGGATTCCAAATAGGTTGGACTACATTTGGTGCAAGAGTAGAATGGTTAAAGAAGATGGGTAGAGTATTAACATCTAAATCACAACCTATGCCTGATGGTGTTATTAACTATTTATCTAAGGAAGCTAATAGATATATAAAGAAAAGATTAGGACCTAATAAAACTACAAGATACAAAATAGGTAGAAAATAAAAAAGCCACAATTAAGTGGCTCTTTTATTAAGTTCTCCTTTATCCCTTGATTAAGAAGGTGGCTTATGCCACCTCCAAGTTAATTATAGTTAAATATCCTTCTTCATCTTTTTCAACATAATCTGAATTGACAACTATTTCAGTATATTCAAAATCATCACCAAAACTATTATCTTCTTCATCAACAACTATAATTCCTTTTTTTACTAAAGAAGATATAGAACCTCTTAAAGTATTCATATCATAATTGTCATGATATAAAGGTCCATATAAACAAGTTTGAGAACCATCATTCAAATCTGTTGATTCTATTGCATTTAAAACTTCTTTTTCATTTTTTGTTATTCTCATTTGTTTCTCCATATTTATTTGTTTATTCTCACTCACACCATATATTATAACTTTATAATAATATAATGCAAGTATTATTTTTATTTATTTAAAAAATAATTGTATAAAAGATTTAGTAAGTTATATTATATATAAGAATTTTCAACTAAAACTCAACAAACAGAGGTAAAAAATGTCAGAAGAAAATGTTACTCAAACAACTGAAGATACTCAGGATAATAACAACAGCACACAAGCTGATACAAAAAATGTTCCTTATGATAGATTTGCAGAAGTTAATCAAGCAAAGAATGATTTGGCAGGTCAAGTTGGTAAGCTACAAGCACAGATTGATAAAATGAATCAGACTACTAAACAACAACAAGAGAATAAAATGGTAGAAGATGGAAAGCTAAAAGAAGCTCTTAATATTGTTCAGAAAGAAAGAGATGAATTTAAAGTTCAATCAGAGCAATGGAATACTTACCAAGCTAATAAAAGAGAATCATTAATGGGCAAATTAACTGATGATGATGATAAATCTATTGCAGATGGTTTGAGCTTAGATAAATTAGAGAAATATGTAAGTAAGGTTGTTAGTGTTTCAGCACCTACTACTTCATCAGCAAGAGCCACTACTGGCAAAGCAGGTGATATGGGAGGTTATTCTTCTTACTCTGAATGGGCATCTAAAGACCCTAAAGGTTATGAAGAATCTAAAAAACAAATAAACTCAGGTATTAACATTGGCTTTGAATAAAAAACATAGCAAGTTATTAGGTAAAGATTTAGACCCTAAGAATGATATGGAATTAAAGCCACAAAAAGATGGTGATGTAGATGTTAGATATAAGAATGGTAAGATGTCCTATGATGAATACATTGATGAAATGGAAACAAGGGCAAATAACCAAGCTGAAGGTAAGTCTATATCTAAGTCTTTTGGTTACTTTGGTGGATTTGGTGAAGGAACATTAAGAAAGCCTTATGAACAAGCAAAAAATAAATAGCTATGTCAAAATGAAGGCTTTATGCAGTTGAAAGACATAATGATTAAAGGAGTGTATCATGGCAAATGAAGTAAGTGATACAGGTGCAGGAAGAGTTGTAGGTGGTGTAGGAACTATTATAGGTGATGCAGTAGTTGCATTTAACAAAGCTAATGTGATGTTACCACTAATAACTTCAAGACAATGTCCAAAAGGTGCTTTAACAGTTCAATTTGTTGATTATACTAAGATTGCTTCAAGTGATGTTGGTGCAGCAACAGATGGTGCAGATTACACTACAATGACATCTATTGATACAGCAGCTAAAACTGCTTTAGTATCAGAGCATGTTATTAGAACAGATGTATCTGATTTAGCAGCTATGGGTAGTGCTGAAGATTATACAGGTAATGTTGGTGATGTTTTAGGTAATGCAGTATCAGCTAAACTTGATGCAGATTTAACAGCATTAGGAACTGCTTTCTCACAAACAGAATGTGCAGCAGGAACTGCTTTAGCATTAGACCATATCTTTGGTTCAATGAGACAGTTAAGAGCAGCAGGTGCTCCATTTCCATATAACTTAGTGTTATCACCTAAGCAAGTATGGGGTGCAAAAGGTCTATCAGGATTGTTAGTAGACCCTTCAGCAGGTGCACAAGCAGATAATCCACTATCTCAATCTAAATTAGTAAATGGTATGGTTGGAACAATAGCTGGATTTAATGTTTATTGGTCAGACCAAATCAATGAAGATGTAGGTTCTGGTGGTGATGCTGCTGGTTTTGCATTTTCAAAAGGTGCTTTAGGACTTGCAATAGGACCTGAAGGATTAATGAGAATAGAAACAGAAAGAAATGCTTCATTTAGAACAACAGAATATGTTGCTACTGGATTTTGGAAAGAAATAGAAATCCATGATTCATTTGGAGTTTACATCTTATCTGATGTTTCTTAATAGATAATCATAATAACAAGGGCAGGTAAAACTGCCCTTTGTTACAACAGGAGAAAAAATTTATGGAACAATATTTTAAAAAAGCAGATGGAACAATTATCAAGGTTACACCTAATCATGATATTAATTCATTGAAAGAAAGATTTACTGAATGTGATGCTAAAGGCAATGAGATTAAGGCAGAGAAGCCTAAGAAAGAAGCTAAGAAAGCATCTAAGAAAGATAAAAAAAAAGATAAATAAATTATTATGAACCTTGTTCATGGTAGCCAACCTTAAAGGAGAATGAAAATGGCAGAAACACAATTAAGAAAATATGCAGTAGTTGAGAAGTTAAACAAGATGGAAGTTGATTTAATAACTGTTAATCCATCAATAGCATTGGCAACTTATTCAACTGGTGATTTAATGGCAGAGCAAAGAACTATTAGCAATGCAGTATCAGTAAAAGGTGGAAGTTGTATTTTACAATCTGTAACTGCAATAGATACATCAGACACAGGTGGTGCAATTTATTTAATTATAACAGATAGTCAGCCTGATTTAGGCACAGTAGGTGATGCAATAAATGCAGCAGATGCTTCAGCAGACAATAGTATGGCTATTGTAGAGTTATCTAATTGGACAGATGTTGGTGGTGCTAAAGTTTGCACTAAAGCTAATATAGGATTAGTATTAAAAGCAACTGATTCAGTTAAAGATTTATATTTTGGAATTGTTAATGTTAGTGGTGGTGATATTGTTATTGGTTCAGGTGAAGCTATTATATGTAGATTTGGTGTGGTAAAAGATTAATGTTTGCTAAGGGCATATCAACAAAAGGTGGTGATGTATTCAGAGATGAAAAGTCTTTAGCATTTGATGGCTCTAATGATTATGTAGATTGTGGTTCAGATTCAAGTTTAGATGTAGGAACTAATGACTTTAGTGTTAGTGCTTGGTGTAAAGTTTCTACTAAAGGTGGTTCTGATTATCATGACATAGTAGCTAAAGGTAATACTTTAGGTTCA